TTGATGACGCTGTTGCCGGTGGCCCACTTGATGACGCTGTTGCCGGTGGCCCACTTGATGACGCTGTTGCCGTCGGCCCGCTCGATGACGCTGTTGCCGTCGGCCCACTTGATGACGCTGTTGCCGGTCACGATCCACAGGCCGGAGTCGATGCGCTCCATCTCGCCGTCGCAGAAACCGACCTCACCGATGCGCTCGCCGTGTTCGATGCGCCGCACCAGCCGACACGACGACCCGACCACCTTGTCGTCGTGGTCGGTCGGCTCGGTTCGGTACTCGATCTCGAATATCGCGTTAGCCCCATGCAGCCAGCCGAAAAGCTGCTCGGCGGTGCATGCGTGGTACCCGCGTTGGCAGGCTACGGGACTATCCACGGAGGGAGTCCACTTACCGGGGCGCTTGCCTTTCGGAAGGTACGCCGTCCAATCGAAGCTCCCGCCGTGGCAGGACTTCCAGTCGTTGATCGTCTTGTAGTACGTGGTCATGGCAGGGGGTCCTTTCATGGCTGGTACGGGGGATTGAACACGCTGCGGAGCGCCAGCGCGTGTGAGCAGGTGCGGTGCGTCAGCGACCCGGCAGGACACGAGCACTCGGAGACGATGTGGCCGCCCTCGCTCCACACGCTCACGAGGTAGGTCTGCCCGGAGTCGCCGCGCACGTGGGCGTCCAGGCGGTCGGCGAGGATGGACACGCGACGCGAAGCGATCAGGGCGTGCGCTTTCTCCGCGGCCTTCACGGCAAGCTCCGCTCGGCTTCGAGGGCATCGGTGCGATCCTCGGGCATCGGGATCGCGGGACGCATCAGCCCGCCGTCGTCAACGTGGATAGCCAACAGGTCGGCGCACGGCTTGTCGCAGTAGGGTCGGCCGGCGGCGCAGTCCACGCAGAACGGCGCGAGGGCGCCGGGCGGGTATTCGTCGGGAGTATCGTCGGGGAAGCATCGTCCGAGGCTCATGGGGCCACCTCCTCGATGACGTAGCGGATAGGGCCGCTGCCGTGGACGCTCACGGTCCACACGCCGGTCAGGTAGCGTTGCACGGGAACACCGAACGAGTCGGTAACCTCTCGGTAGTCCGGGTCATACGAAAGCTGCGCGGGCGGGCCGATCTCGCCATCCATCCGAGCCTTCACCACGCGGCCTGCGTCCATCGTCACGGTGACCGTCAGCCCGCCGAACTCCGGCTCGGCCGCAGCTTCCTCAGGAGTCAGGACGTCGGGGACGATGCCGCCGAACATGACCGCGAGCGCCCCGGTGATGAGTTCCCTGCGAGTGAGGTCGCTCATTAGGAGACCTCCTCACGCAGCCGCGCGAACTCGGCGCGCGGATCGAACCAGTCGTCCTTCACAATGTGGCCGATGGCTTGGACGCCGCTGTGCTCGGCCCGAACCCTGACGGTCTTCCCGACCAGATCAGACCATCCCTCGACTCCCGCCACCTGGAGGATGCGGTAGATGAAGTGTCCGGCGGGTGGTGCGTCCCACGCATGGTGCGCGAACGACTCCGGCAGGTAGAGCGCGAAGCCGCCGAAACCTTGCCCGCTCCCGCCGTAGTCAAGTGTGATCCATGCCGTCAGCGAACCGTTTTCCTCGATACCGATGCTCGCGCCTGCGATGATGGCGTTGCACTCATTCACGATGTCACCCCGGGCACGAACGGAATCTCCTCGGCTCCAAGCTCCCCCACGTAGGGGGGAGTCTCACCCTCGGGTTTAGGGTCGGTAACTGGCTCAGGCTCAGGTTTAGGCTTCGCCTTCAAGGCAGCCTCCATCTTGCCTATCAGCTCGCGCACCTGCCCCGGGCCGAGGTCGCCGGGGTGCTCGTGCGGCGGGTAGTCGCGGGCGATGCCGTTGCGCAGCGTCTTGTCGCTCATGCCGAGCTTCACGCGCAGCTCGTGGACGCGGCGAACGTCGGCTTCGGTGGCGCGAGGCTCGACGGCGGGGTTGCGTGAGCCGTTGCCGTCGTCGTCCATGCCGTTGCGGGTGAGTTCGGCCTTCGCCTTCTCGCTCTTGCTCCACAGGTAGGTCCCGACGCCGAAGCGCATGGCGGCGTTGCGTATCGCGTCGCCGATGATCTCTTTGGCGCCGTGGCCGCCGGATGCGTCGCCGACGCCGAGCCGAGTCACGCCGAGGATGGTCAGACGAATCCACATGTTCCCGCCGTCGGTGAGCATCGGGATTCCTCGCTCGTCGGTCGCCACGGGCTCCCAGTTCCACTCGGGGTCGACGTCGAGCAGGCGCATCGTCACGCCGGCATGGCCGACGTAGCTCAGGTGGACGGCGGGCAGGCCGTGGTAGCCTCCGCACTCGGAGCACTTGCCCTTCGGGGCGTCCTTCCGTAGTGGCTTGGGGAGCAGCTCGATCTCGTCGGCCGCGAACGGGGCGCGCAGGGCGGCCCACGGGTCGGCAGGGGCGGCGGCAGCCTTGGCGGTCGTCATCGAGCCACCCCCCGGATTCCGAGCGCGGCGATGGCGGCGATGGCGGCGTCAAGCTGGGAACGCGTGCAGGTGAGCGTGAGCGTCCAGTCGCGCGCTTCCTCGGCGGGAGCGGGTGCAGGCTCAGGAGCGGGCGCAGGAGCCGCTACGGGCTCGGGAGCGGGCGGAGCCACCTCGGCGGCGAACGCGGCCTTCTGCTCCTCGAGTACGCGGGCGCGCTCCACCTGCGCGTCGAGTTCCTTGGACCGGGCGATGGCGCGCGACAGGTCCAGCGTGGCGAAGTACTCCGCCTTGGCCTCTATCGGGTGCGCCAGGCCGAGATCGTCAAGCGCCGCTTCGTCCACGGCGATCCGGTTCACGCGCGCCTCGATCTCATCGAAGCCGCGCATGAGGTCGCATGCAGCCAGCAGCCACTTCGCGTCGAAGATGCGCTCGAAGGGCACGGCGTCGACCATGATCGGCGCGTACTCCTCGTAGTGCTTCTTCAGCTCGGCGCGCTTGGCCTCCCGCGCTTCGTCCTCGAATGCCTTGACCTGCACGTCGATGGCGGTCGAAGCCTCGCGGATAGGCGCGTCGAGTTCCTTCACCATCGCCTCGAAGGCCACCACGGGCGCCATGTAGCGCTCCTTGACCTCTTTGCGGCGCTGGTTGAGCGACGTGGACAGGCCGTTCAGGAACGCGCGGTCCTTCTTGGCGACCTTCACGGTGGCGGGCGTCACCGTCACGCCCTGGTAGTTGGCCAGCAGCCGGTCGATGTGAGCCTTGACGGCCTCGAAGTTGGCGACGATGCCCTCGCCGGGACGCTCGGAGACGATGACGAGTTCGGACGCTTCGACGACTTCTCCGTCGATGGCCTTGGGCTTCTTAGTCGCGGCGGTTGCCATAGCGCACCTCCTCGGACTTGCGCGTGGTGGCGATCTCGTCGGCGATGCGGCCGACCTGGTAGGCGATGGACAGCAGGGCGCGCACGCCGAGGAGCGCGAGCGTGAAGCTCGCATCCCACAAGCGCGTCTGGTTGGCGAGCGATGCGGCGTGCTCGGCGTCGCGCTCGACTTGGAGCGACTCGCCGAACACGTAGCAGGGGTCGAGTCGGTCACGGGTGGGCGTCTTGGGTATCGTGGATGGCACGGCAGGGTTCCTTCCTGTCGAAGGGGCGGTGTCGGGAGCCTTCAGGTGGGTGTCGCGGTCCTCCGACCGCACCCCTCCAACCCGGCACCGCCCCGATGGACGGCGCTAGGCCGCGAGTACGTAGATCAGTGCGCAAGCGGCGACGGTGGTCGCCACCACGAGCACGAGTTCGATGAGCAGGTCGCGCATGGGTTACCTCCCGACGATGAGTGGAGCGATGAAGTCGCGGCCGATGGCCCAGAAGCCGTAGAAGCACGCGATGATGCACACGGCCACGAGCGCGAGCATCAGCAGTTGGACGATGAGGTCGGCGTCGCGTCTCATGGCCTCTCCAATCGGTAGACGGCCGGAGCGTGTCCGCCCTTGCCCGTGCTGGTGATCGCGTAGCCTTTTCTCCGAAGCGCGCTCACGCGCTGAGCGACGGCCATGATGCGAGCGCCGTGGCGCCCGTCCCACAGTTCGGTAGCGCAATGCGGCGCGTAGTCGCTCAGGACGTGCAGGACGATGCGCTCGTGAGGCGTGAGCTGCGGGATGGTGAGCGTGAGCTGAGTCACTTCGCCACCCCCCGGCACACGTCGCAGCGATGGTGTCCGCGCTCTCGCGGGCGGGCCTTGCCGCACGTCGGGCAGACCGGGTGACTCGCGGTGATGGCGCGCTCCATGAAGCGGTCGAGCCACGCCGGGGTGCGCGCGTCGTCGATGGCGTTGAAGAACGCGGACGGATCGTGGGCGGTGGTCATGCGACCGCCTCCCTCACCGTGAACTCGATGCGGGGAAAGCTGGCGTCTACCGCGAAGCGGTCGGTCCAGCCGAGCACCACGCCCCAGCCGTCGCCGGTAAGCACCCCGCGCTCGACCAGCGCGTCGAAGATGACCTTGTGAGCGAAGCCCGCCACGTTGTCGCGATCGCGCTTGCGGTTGGGCTCGTAGTAGGCGAAGTCCACCTGGACGGGCTCGGCGACCTTCTGCCGGCCGGTGATCCTCATGCACACCTCGTCTTGCGCGAGGCGCTTCATCTTGGCGCCGAGCGCCCAATGAGAGCGGCAGGCTGTCGTGTACTCGTTCATGCCGGGCAATCGGCCGGGGACGATGAACGTCCGCATGGTGTCCCCCTCTCTCTGGGATGATGATACTACTTCCTCGGTGCTATGCGGTTGTCAAAGAGCGACGGTCAGAGCGATTCCAGCCAAGCGACCGCGACGGCCGCGACCTGAACGAGTTCGGTGCGCTGCGCGTCCTCGTCCCATTCGAGCACCGCGCGCGCGACCTCGCCGCACTCCTCGGCCAGCACGGACGACTTGACGATCGGTGGGAGCGCCGACTCGGGCGCCGAACAGTCGCCGTATCCCCACTCGTGGCGGCGGTCCCACTTGGCGGACTGCGCGTCGCGTTCGGCGTCGATGAGGCGGTAGATGTCGGCGCGGTTCACTCGGCCACCTGCGAGAACAGCGTGCCTTGTTCGCGCAGAGATTCCGCCGCGCGCATGTTCGCGACCGCTTGCCGGTAGTAGCTCGGCTTCAACTCCACGCCGACGAACCGGCGCGCAAGCTGGACGGCGACGTATCCCTCAGATCCGATGCCCGCGAACGGCGACAGCACGAGATCGCCGGGGTTGCTCCAGAGCAGTAGCGCGCGTTCGATCACGTCCAGTTGCAGCGGGCAGATGTGGCGCTCGTCCTTGTCCTCGCGCGCCGATTCCTTCTGCAACGTCCGGGACTGGTTGATATCCATCCATACCGGGCTCGCGTAGCGCTGCCACAGGTCGATGGACAGCCGACCGCCGGACGTGAACGTGTCGTCGCCTACCCATCGGTCCAGTTCTCCGGCGACAGGATGCGCGTTCACGCCCGGCTTGCGCATGGTGACGAGGTAGTCCGGGATTCCCTGGCGGCTCATGCACGAGTCCTTCACCAGTTGCTTGTGCAGCAGCCCGAGCGCTTTCGTGCGCTGCATGGCGGTAACGGGGTCCTTCCAGATGACGACCTCGGAGTGGTATACGAATCCGCGCTCCTGAAACGCCTTTATCAGCTCGCCCCGGAAGTCGCGTATCCCGATCTCGCCGTCGCGGACCTTGCTCGTCGGCAGGTTCATGCAGTGGAAGGACACGAGTCGACCCGGCTGCGTGACGCGGAACAGTTCGTCGACCAGGAACCCGAAGTGCTCCACGAACTCGTCATAGGTCGCGGAGTTGCCCATGTCGCGGTCGCTGTTCGAGTACGTGTAGAGGCTCGCGAAGGGCGGCGAGAACACGGAGAATCCGATGGAGTCGTCCGGCAGGTCGCGCACCTTATCGACGCAATCCCCGAGGTGCACGGTCCACCCGTCGCCGGACTCGTCATCGGTCAGGTACGCGGACTCGTCGCGGGTCGTGGCGTGCAGGTTGCCTTCCGTGATCTTGTGCGTGTGCGCGACCATCGACTCCTGCATGGCGGTCGCGTCGGATTCCTTGCGCTGGACGTTTCGCACGACTTCCCCCTCCGCTTCTGACGTGACGACGTGGACGGTGACCTCTTGCGTCTGACCGAAGCGCCAGCAGCGGCGGACGGCCTGGTAGAACTGTTCGTAGGAGTCAGACAGCCCGCAGAACGCGACGTTGGAGCAGTGCTGCCAGTTCATCCCGAACCCGGCGATGGACGGCTTGGTCACGAGCACGCGAATGGACCCGTCAGCGAACCCGAGCATGGATGATTCCTTGTGCTCGGGCGTGTCGGGACCACGAACCTCTACGGCATCGGGAATGGCGCGGGCCAGTGATTCGGCCTCGGCGTTGAAGTCGCACCACACGATCCACGGGCCGGGGTCGGACGCGACCAGCTCCGCGACCTTGCCGACGCGGTCGGTGATCGAGCACTTGCGGGCCGCGCGCCGGTCGTCGAGCGTTCGGGCATCGACACCGAACAGCCGGCCGTCCTCGACCAGCGACGCGCCTACCGTGTGATGTTCGATGTGCATCGGCGGCAGGTCGAACCCGTCGTCCGGGTAGCCGAGATCGTGCGGGCTTCGCAGCACCACGGACCATGACGCGACCCATTCCCAGAACTTGTCCTCGGCGTGGCCCTTGAGCCGCCACTTCGACGTGTCAGACCCGTCGTGTACGAAGAACATGGACAGCATTTCCGTGCGCGACATCACACCCATGAACTCGGCGTGGTTGCCAAGCTCCATGTAGTCGTTCGGGGCCGGGGTCGCGGTGCACGCGAGCCGGAACGGAGTGCCGCCGAACCCGCCGATGATCGCGTTGCGCGTCTTGCCGTCGTAGGCTTTCAGGATGCTTGACTCGTCCAGCACCACGCCACCGAACGCGTCCGCGTCGAAGTGCGGGAGCATTTCGTAGTTGGCGATGTTCACGCCGGGCGTCACGTCGTCTTGAGAGCGGCAAACCGTGACCGGCACGCCGAACTTCTCGCCCTCGCGCCGGGTCTGCTGCGAGACCGCGAGCGGGGCCAGGATCAGTACGGGACGATGCGTGTAGTCAGCGACGTGACGCGCCCATTCGAGCTGCATGGGAGTCTTGCCGAGGCCGCAGTCGGCGAAGATGCACGCCCGGCCCTTCGCCACGGCCCAACGTACGATGTCGTGCTGGAAGCCGAACAACTGCGCGTTGATGGCCGTGATCTGGAATCCAGCGTCACGAGCGACAACGCGCTTCTGGTCGAGAAACTCCGCGTACCCGCTCATCGGTTCAGCCCGTCGCAGAGGCGACGGAAGCCGCGCAGCGTGTCGAGCGCATCGGAGCGCGGAACGACGCGCTCAATCTCGATACGGTCGGAATCGGGGCGGTAGGTCACCCCGTCGGATTCGTAGATGAGCACTCGCGTCGTCGCGTCGTGCTCGCCACCGATGGCGCTAACGTAGAATCGTGGGCCTGTTGTGGTGGCATCCTGAGTGCTAGACTCTTTCATGTCGGACCCCTCTCTCGGGTTCGTCCATGCTCCCCGGTCCGTTCACGCGGTCGCGGGGAGCCTTACGTTTGACTCACGATACACCTTGCGTCTGACACGTCAAGTAGACGACGAAACGCCCTCGCCGGCCGAAGCAAGCGAGGGCGCGACGTGTCCATGGAGAGCGGCCGGCACCGCTCAGGATCACTTCACGAAGGTACCAGAGAACCGGTCCCCGAACAGCATCGACGCCGCCGTGATGCACGCGCTCACGAACGCGCCGATGAACGCGGCACCAGCGGCCGACCACGCGGCCATGTCCGGCCACGCGCCCGCCTTGAGCACGTCGGACAGCGGCGGCCACGCGAACGCGAGCGCGGTGAGCGCGGCGGCTCCGATGGCGGTGAGCAGAGCACGGACGGCTCCGTTGGCGAGGAAGGCTTTCATGGCGAGTCCTTTCTACGTGGAACAGTCGGCCCCGCCCCGCCGACCGAAGTCAGCGGAGCAGGGGCGTAACACCGGCCAAGGGCACCTGCCCGGTATCACGTATCGTTGAGTGGCCTTGTGTAGCCACGGGTCTTGATGACGTTGGCGAGTATGCGCTTCCACTTGTGCACCTCATGGCAGGCGTTCACGAAGCCGTCGCAGGGGTGTTCGCAGCCCGCCACCAACTCGGGGGGCGGTTTGTTGCGGTCGCCAGGGCTCAGACCGCTGCGTTCGTAGTTCACGGCTTCACCGTGCAGCACTGAGTAAACGCGATGGCGACGATGACGTAGACGATGCCCAGCATGCCGAACGCAAGGATCTGGCGCTTCACTTGACTACGAGATGGCCGGTGAACATGACCCAGATGGCAAGGCCCGCGATTCCGAACAGGCTCACGAGCGCCCACGCGCACACGGCCACCAGCAGGCCCCAGATGAGCGTCTTCAAGCCCTTCTGCTCATCGGCGAGCACGGTAGCCTTCTTGTCAGCGTCGGCCTTGTCCTCTTTGGTCTCGGCGAAGTGAGCGATGTCCCGGCGGACCTCCTTCAACTCGTCCTTCACGTCGCACACGTCGGTACGCATGGCGTGTACTTCCGCCTCAACCATCGTCAGCCTCGTCTCTGATGTGGGGTTTTGTCGACGCTCGTTCTCCACGTCACATCCCGTTCGCTTTCTTCTCGCGCATGGCGAGGGCGATGGTCTCCTCCATCTTCCCGAGGCGCCGCTGCATCTGTTCGTTGAGGTCGAGGACCGCCTGCTCGATAGCCGAGACTTCCATCGGTGTCACAGTGTCCCTGCCTTCACCCTCGCGAGCATCGCATCCATGCTCTCCGTCTTGGCCGTGACCTTGCGCGAGTTCACCAGCAGGCCCACGCCGCGCGCTTTGTCCACGATCTGCACCGCGGCACTCTCGCGCGCTTCCGTGAGCCATGCGACCCGCTCGACGCCCCGTGCCGTGTAGCGCCCGCTCACGACCTTGCACTTGAGGTCGGTCGCGAACTGCGTCATGGCGACGGCGTTGGGGTTCGTGGCCGGTGTCGTGAACCAGATTCTGTGGCGCACTACCGGGACCGGGACGCCGGGCGTGTAGTTCGGCCTTCCGTAGCCCGCTACGCCGGACCGTGAGCGCAGACGGCGCATGACCGCGCCACCATTGTCGTCCGAGCTGGTGGATGTGTTGCCCTCGATGGTCTGGATGCGTCCATCGGCCGGGAGGGCTTCCACGATGCCGACGTGGTGGATGCCGAGGTCGTCGTGCTCCCGGTTCCCGTTGGGTGCGCCGAAGTTGAAGAAGACCACATCGCCCACGACGGGTGACGTGTGCCACATGCCGTGAGCGCGGAACCACTTGGACATGCTCACGGTGTAGTTGTCGGCCCCGCCGATCAGCGCAAGCGCGTTGACCTGCCCGAAGCACCACGACACGAACGCGGCGCACCACGCGGCTCCCTGCCATCCCTGGCGCAGGTTGTTGTACTTGACGACGTTGGACCCGGCGGGCGATTCGTGGACGCCGAGCTGCGACCGTGCCACGTCGAGGACTTGCCTAGCAGTTGTCATCTTCGACCACCTGCCCGGCTTCGTCGTAGCACACGCGGGGATCTTGGCTCACGTCCTGCGGCCCGTCCTCCGGGCGCACGCTGTTGTCGGATTGGTAGATCGGGAACGGGTACTCAGGCATGCCTGCCTCCTCATCCGGTCGATACTCTCGAAGCCGCGCTCAGTCGCGCGAGCAGCACGTCGAGCCTGCGCGAGTGCGCGTCCAGCGTCAGGGACACGGACGTTTCCCCGACGTGGCGCGTGCTCACGATCGGCACGGTGACAGCACCCTCGGTCAGCCCCAGCACGGTCACGAGCTGGTCACTGCGCACCTGCGAGCAGGGGAACGGCGCACCGTGCGCGTCGCGGACGAACCGCGTGGCGATCTGGCCCGTGACGGTGGCGCAGGACGCGGCGGCGGCGCTGGCCCCGACACGTGCAGCGTCCCCGGCGTCGGTGGTGTCCGCGCTCACCACCCGCGTCTTCGTGACGCCAAGCTCGGCGAGGTACGGGCTGGTGCCGGCCGTGACATCGAGGTAGGACGCGCCGCCGTTGTAGAGGACGCCTATCTTGCTGTTCATGGCCGAAGCGTCGCGCAGGTTCAGGTCGTAGTTATCAGCCTCGCGCACGTCCACGACGTAGGCCGCGGTGGTCGGCATCGGGCCGAAGTGCGGCACCGCCCGGCCCACGGTGGGCTCGCCGTACCAGCCGTAAGCGTAGTCGGAGATGGCGAGCGTAGACGATAGGAAGTCGGCGGCGTTCTGCCCGGCCGTTCTAGCCAGCGCCGCGACCGCTGAGGTGTCTTGTGTGACCCACGCGAGGTTGGCCGCGCACTCCGGTAGCGCCCACGGGTTTTCGGCCGTCACGAGGGCGTGTATCGCATCGATGGCGTCGTGGACGTGCGCCGAGTACGTCGCGCCGCTTGCGAACGCCGACAGACCGATCGCTCCGCCCATTCCCTGAAGTTCGTAGGCTCCGGTCACCGGGGAGCGCCACCCGAAGCCGTGCCAGCACAGGCCCCAGCGTCCGGACAGCTTCACGTCCGCGAATACGAACCGCTCCCGCTCCCAGCGCGTCAGCAGCGCGTCGATGCTGGCCGGCCCGAGCCCGATACCCGAGTCCGTGCCCCACGTCGGCTCGCTCTTGAGCGCGACGGTGTACGCGGGGCGGCCTATCGGGGTGACGACGCAGCGCACCTTAGGCCCCCGGGCTCAGGTAGCGGGGCCTGTAGCTCACCGCGACCGTCGAGACTCCCGGTGCAGCGGTCGGCGGGGTGGCAGCAGCCACGACGATGCAGTTGGTGCCGGGGCGCAGCATGAACGCGCCGCCCAACGCGTTCGAGGACGCGAGCAGGCTGTAGCCCGTGCCTCCGGTCGTTTGGTAGTAGAGGTCGCGCTCACGCGATATGGCCGCCATGTTGTCGAGCCTGATCCCCTCGCCCGCGCCAGCGGCGAAGGTAGCGATGACAGCCGCCTCGTCTATCGGCAGAAGTTCGGTCCAGTCCTGCTTGACGGTCTGCGATGCCTGTGAGGATTGCGGGCTGACGCCGATGGTGGTCTGGTACGACAGGAGGTAGTAGCCCCACAGTCGGAACAGCAACGCGCCGCCAACATGGGCGCCAGTCCCGTAGTTGTTGCCGATCATCTGGTGGAGTTCCCCACCGAAAGCGCTGTCGCTGTCTCCGACGTAGGTCGTGGAGGACCCGTAGAATCCGAGGTCGTGAACGCCCGACATCCAACGGGGGCTGAAGTTCGCGACAGTTTGCCATCCGGTAGCAGGGCCAGCGATAGACCCCGCCGCGACCCCGTCCACGTACACACTCGTGGCCCAAGTCGAAGAGTCTATCTTGACGTCCAGTTGAGAGTAGAGTGCCAGCGGAAGACTGATCGTCTGGATGTACCCGCCGCCGCCGCCGTAAGATTCTGTGCCGGTCTCTTGGCTGCAGATGTCGGTCAAGATAGCGTCCAGCCCAGCCGAGGAAGCTCCAGCGGGGACGTTCATCACGGGGACATGGACGGGCGGGTATAGCGGCATGACGTCGAATCCGCCACTAGACGTGGTCGGCATGACGTTCGAAGATCCGTACACAGGCGGTCCCGAAGCGGTCCCCATCCACCCGAGCTTCATAGCGCCCGGTGTGGTCGCGCCGTTCTTGGCGCGGACGATAGGCAGGTAGTCGCCCTTCATGGCCGCCGCGTCCAGCACCGTGGGCGTGCCGACGGCGCTGATGAATGACGTCGGAACGCCGGACACGGACGCGCACCCGGAGCTGGTCTGCGCGTCACTCACGCCGTTGTAGTCCTGCACGAACGCGGTGCCGCTGGCGGAGGGGTTGGAGCGCAGGCCGATGGCGGTCATGGTGGTCGCCTGCGCGTGAGTCACGGTCACCATCGTCAGCGCGGGCACGTCCCCGGGCACGAGATCCACGTTCACGAAGCCACGCCCCTGCGCGATCGCGCCTGACGTGGGAGTGAGTGCGCCGCTGGAAACGTCCACGCGCGGGCCGACCCAGTAGGGCGCGGTCCGCATGTTGAGCGTGACGGTGAGCATCCCCGCTTCGGCCTTCATGCCCGACAGCTCGGACGTGTCCGATATCGGGGTACAGGCCCGCAGGGTGGTCTCCAGTATCACGTCGCCGCCCCGGGGCGTGTAGAAGACGGTGACGCCCTTGCGCAAGCGCTGGTACAGGTACGTGCGCCCTTCGTTGGCGGTCGGGCCGTCAGCCGCGACGATGCGCACGGTGGCCGTGCGGGTGGCGTCGCCGTGCAGGTCGTTGTCCCACGTGCGCGGGTTGTCGTCCATCGCCTCCGACAGCAGCGGTGCCTCGGGCGCGTCGAATCTCTCCAGGCTGAACGTGCAGCCCGCAGCGGTGCCGCCGTCTACGTCGAGTCCGTCGATCTGGAGCATGTTATCTCCCCGGTGCCAGAGTCATGGACGCGGACCCGACGACTTGCCGCAACGCGCTTCCCACGGCAGCCGCGATGCGCGACTCGTCCGCGAAGCTGTCCGCGTTGACGTGGATGGTGATAGGAGCACCCGCAGCAACCGCCGCCGAGTAGCCGCCTGAAGCGCGCGACACCATCGTCGCGCCGAGCCCAGCAGCGGCCTCGGCGAGACGGGCAAGGTTCGCGGCGCGGTAGCGAGGATCCTGCGAGATCACGTCCTCGCGGTAGCCGCCCTCGCCGACGAGTGCGAGCGTGGGGGAGAGCACGGTGGCTCCAGATGCCATTCCCCGGAGCATGGTGGGGTTGGCGTTAGATGATGCGATGTTGTACGTGCGGTAGGTGGTCGTGAACGTGACCGACTTGTCCTCGGCCGGACGGCTGTTCCACGCGCCGAGTGCGCCGTACGCATCCCATATCTGGCGCTCGGCCGTGGGGAAGGTGGTGGGCGCGGCCTTGTTCGGTACGGGGGTGCCGGTGTAGGTCTTGACCGCATCGGTGGCGTGGACTACCTGCTCTTTCAGCAGCGGGAAGTCGCTCGTGACCTTTTTGTGCGGGATAGGCTGCGCGTTGGAATCGCCCGTGGCCTGCATGGACTTGAGCACGTCTTCGCGCAGCGTCTTGTACGATCCCGCGTGCGCGTTGGTCGCGTCGGTGGCGAGCTTCTTCTTGCTTGCCGCGATCTCGTCGGCGCGGGTAGCCTCCATCTGCGCGACCTTGACCTCTTGGGTCATGATGCGCAGCTCTGAGGCGGTCTTCGTGCCTTCCTTCTTCGCCTCGTTCAGCGCCTTGGTCTTGTCGATTATCGCCTGGTGCGCTTCCATCGCGCGCAGGTCGGCTTGAGCCGAGTTCATGTTGAGGCTGCCGAGGGTGCGGGTCGAAGCGATGAGGTCGTCGGTGGCGGCCTTCAGGTCCTTCGTGGTGAACGTCAGGTCCTTGTTCGCGCCGGTGAGGTCTTTCGCGCTGTCCTTGGTCTTCGCTGTCTCGCCGGTTATCAGAGCCAGCGTCTTACCCCACCACGCGCCTGCGGTTATGGAGTTTCCAAACTCATCGCGTGCGACCTTGAGGCTCGACTCCCACTCAAGTACCCCCGCGGTCACGCCGATGAGCCCGCCCGCAAGCGCGCCCATCGGACCGAGAGCCGAACCTCCGTAACCTGCAAGCTGCTCAACGGCCAATGCGCCGTCCTGTATCGGGGCCGGAAGCTTTACCGCGACGTCGAGCAGTTTGCTCTGCACCTCGGTCAGTCGGCTTTCAGCCGGCAGGAGTCGCTCGCCGATCGTGGTCTGCAGCGCGCTCATCTTGTTGTTGAGCGCCTCGGTCTTGCCCTCGGCCGTGGCGAGGAATGCTGCGTCAGACCCCTTGACCTTGTCCATCATCTGGGCCAGGTATCCCGCAGCCGTCCCGCCCTTTTCGGTCGTGATGCCGTACTGCTTGAGGATCTTCGTGTTGCCGTTCATGACCAGGCCGACTTGCTTGGCCGCGTCGGCGGCGCTCATCTCTACACCGCGGAGCTTCTGGAAGTCCACGATGTTGGCTACCAGCGGCAGCAGTTCCATCGACTTCTTGAGGTCGCCGGTCTTCGTGACCAGCTCCGTCAACCCGTCGCGCAGAGCGCCCTTGGATATGGCCGAGGTATCAGACAGCCCTTTGAGCGTGGCGTCGATCGCGGGCTTGGCGTCGGCGAAGCTCGCGCCGCTGTTGTCCACGGCAACGCGCAGCCCGGCCCATGCAGCCTCGGCTCCTTTAGCCTTCTCCGCGCCCTCAGCCACCCACGCAGCCACGCCGATGCTCGCGAGCCCCGAAGCGGCACGCCCGAGCAGGCCCATCGCGGTAGACGTTCCCCCGAGAGCCGTATTCGCATCCGACGAACCCTTGGCTACGTCGCTGAGTGCCGTCTGAGCGCCCTTGGCGTCGCCCGCGATGATGAGCTTCAACGTCTGGTCTGCCATGTCACGTCCTCACTCAGGGTCGGGCAGCAGCGAGTCGTACTGCACGAGCAGCAGGTCCACGTCGGCAGGTGGCATCCGGTACAGATCGAGGAACGTCATGCCCGCGTTCGAGAGCGCAAGGGCCGCACTCAGCGCTTTGCGCTGCCACGGGCGCGGCCCTTCGTAGGGGGGGCGGGTGTGCCCTTCCTCTCGGACGGCAAGAGCGCATGAAGCGCGTCAGCCACGAGATCACGGACTGCGGCGTCGATGTTGGCCGTCGAGTCGCGCTCCATCGGCCAGATGCGCAAGACCTCCTGGTACGTCCACACCCGATCGGGTATCCCGCGCTGGTGCGGCTCGCAGTCGGTGAGCATCGCGGCCAGCACGATGGCCAGCCAGCGGTCGGTAGGCATGGCCTCCTGGACGACCTTCTGCTCAGGGGTGACGTTCACGAAGTAGACGTGGTCGTCGGTCATGAGGTCGAAGGCGTACTGCGAAGGCGTGTTCAGCCAGTACTCGCGCGGCTCGCGCGTGTCGGGGTCGAGCAGGGTGATGGCGATGCGCTTCATGTGTTCCTCCTGTTGAGGTAGGCGGACACGGGACCGGAAGGGGAGGAACAGTCCCCCGGCCCCGAGTCCGCCACGTTGCGGGGTTAGGCGACGGTGGTGAAGCTCTTCTCGTAGCCGAGCGGGTTCGGCACGCCGTAGCCGGACTTGAGCCCCGGCACTATGACGACGCGGTACTTCGTGGTCCCGGACAGCGCCGAGACGGGGACCAGGCTCACGACGGCGCCCGCCTGCGAGATCGTGCAGGGGACGAACGTCGAGTCCGAGTCCTTGAGCATGAAGATGTGGTCGGTCGTCACGTCGGCGGCGTCGAGCGCCACGGCGAACGTGATGGCGATGCCCGCCGTCTTGGACGCGGAGGTGCTACCCGAAGCCGGGTTGCAGCTGGCGAACGTCGGCGCGGTGGTGACGGCCGGGTTCGGCAGGTACTGGAAGACGCCGTTGATCGCGGTCTGGAAGAGCGCCGAGCCCTTGCACTGCCACGTCTGCTGCTTCATGGTCGGCGCGATCTCGCCGTCCGTCTTGAAGGTCATGGCGGGAATGGACATCTTCTTGGCCTGACCGTCGGCCTTCAGCCCGTACACGAAGACCTGGTACTTCGTCTTCAGCCCGCCACCGCCGGTGCCCGCCGTCATCGTGTCGTCGGTGGTGGTGGTGGTGGAGAGCGTGCCGGCGAACGCGCGCGCCAGGTTGGCGAGCGTGATCTGGTCTCCCTCGATCTCGATGTCGGCGCCGTAGCCGTACTCGTACTCGTCGACGACGGCGAAGTTGGCCGCCGCGCTCGTGATCGGCTCGGTCTTGGCGCTCGGCTTGACCGTGAACTTCACGATGCCGCCGACGCTCACACATGCTGCCTCGGCGGCGCCGAACGCGCCAACCTTTACGTCTGTGACAGGTCCAAGAACCTCGTATCCCATGATGTCTACCTCCTGATGGTTTCTTGCATGACGACGAGAGCCTGTCCCGGCGGGAAGGCCCTGAGAGAAGGGGGGGAACTAGCGGTCTAGGCGGACTCTACGAGTTCGTGGACCACGCGGACTGCCACGCCTTGCACGAAGGTGGCATCATCCCGAAACGGCGGAGTCGCCCCGGCGAACGTGACGTTGATGGCCTTGTAGGGACCGGCGAAGCACGCGACCAGGGCGGTCAGGTAGCCGGTCCACAGCGCGCGCATTCCCGCAGGGTCGGCGGTCCGAAACGAGATCGTCACCAGCCCTTCGAGAACGGTATCGGTGGATGCCCCCGCGTGCTCGACAGGCCCGCTCACCTCCGCGATCTCGACGCAGGGCCAGATGTAGGTGACGCGCGGGGAGTCGTAGATGGCGAGCCCGGAAGCGGTGGACGGGTCGGGAGCTATCGGCGGCAGACCAGCGGCCGCAAGAAGCGCGGGAAGGTTCTCGGTGACTGCGTCGACGCGCGCGGTGATGGTGGCCTCGGCGGCGTTCCATGTCACTGCTCCCACTCCTTCCGAACGGCGTTGCCCCACTCGGCAAGCGCGCGGCCGAACAGCGACTTCTCCTGCTCTTCGCCGACGTCTATCGCCTTGCGGCCCTTGGCCCAGTGGTAGCCCGCGAGCCGGGTGGTCCCGACTTCCAGCGTGGTAGCGGTGGCTTTGAGTATCGAATCCCCGGTCTTGCCCACGAGACTCGCCCGCATGGCCCCGGTGGCGACGAGGATCCCCGCGCCGGGAAACATGGACGCCTTGCGCGTGCGGTAGGGCTCGGACAGCTCATCCCACGCCCCGGCGCGTCCGGTCGAGCCCTGCTTCTCGAACAGCTCACGCTCCGACTCGTGGAATGCCGTGGCGAAGCGGTCCCACAGAGACAGGCCGCCGACGGGCTGGTCCAGCGCCATAGCCCGGCTCACGCGCGTGATGGCGAGCTTGACCTGCTCCTCGCCCTGGACGGTGATGCTGAGGGGCGCGGTGGTCACGAGTCGGCCCCGTATGCGCCGATGAACTCCTCGAGCGCCGCATCCACGAACGTGGACGGAGCGTTGGCGATACCCGCGTTTCCGCCCGTGCGAGGGCCTATCTTCGCGCGTCCCGACACCATCGGGGCTAGGATGCGCTCGGCCTGTTCGCGCCACACGGACGCGACGCCTACCCGCTCAGGCGTGGGATTCAGCGAGATGATGAGGCGCTCCAGCAGCGAGGCCGCCACGAGTAGGTTCTCGGCGTCGGCGAGCAGTTCCAGCGCGCCTGCGTCGGCGATCGGCAGGGTGTAGCCCGCGGTGTCGAGCCGGGAGTTGATGGAGCGGTACTGAGCGGCCGCACACTCTGCGGCTTCGTCCGTCGACGGCTTCGAGGTTGGCGTGATCGTGAGCATCGTCAGGTAGCGTTGGACGCCCGCCAACGAGCCGTAGGTCGCACCGTCCAACTCCGTCTGCTCAGGGAAGGTCATACCGTCACCTCCTGCGTCACGGTCGCGTGCTTGCGCAGCCTCGCCACGATCCTGTAGGTCGCGTTCTCGGGCAGGTCCATGTGCCACGTGCCGTTGGCCGCTGCTGTCACGGGGTCGGTCACGGGATCGGAGTAGTCGGTGTCGAACACCAGATAGGCGTCGATGACCGTGCCCGGTAGCAGCGTGCCGAGCGTGGCGTCTGAGATGCGGACGTAGCCGACGGGCGTCTCGCCGCCGCCGCCCGTCCCCCCATGCGTCAGGTTCGTCGTCGTGTCCACGAGCATCACACGTGCGACCGGCGTCGTGCCGTCCACGATGTCTTCGATGGCTCCGGTGACGGCGCTCAAGTCCGGCGTCCCGGCGTTGGAGGTCTGCACCTGCCCGCTCGTGTTCGTCACCAGCTTGTTGGAGGGCGTGGAGAGGATGGCGGCAGCGACGTCGGCCGTGCTGGGAGCGGCGGCAGGTGGAGCGGCGTAGACGAGCGTGGTCACGAAGTCGACGAGACGCTTGCCTATCGAGCCAGCCGTGGTCTGTGCCGACGTTAGGGCGTTCCACACGGCCAACTGGACGCCTGAGTTTCCCGCAGTAGACAGCGCATAGCCGGTCTTGTCAGCGTTGTTGAGCGTCTTCGCATCGACTTGGTTGGCCGTCGAGAACGCCAGCTGGTCGGTCTTTGCCTGTATGGCTGCCGCCTGCCCGCTCGTTGCAAGGCCCGCCGTACTCACGGTGGCGTTGGCATCCACGCGGCCGGAGGTGAAGGCGAGCTGGTCGGTCTTTGCCTGAACCGTAGCGACCTGCCCGCTGGTGGCGAGTCCGGCGACGCTCGGCGGGGCGGTGTACCCGCTCGTAGGCAGACGCGTGGCGATCAGCGCTTCCGTGCGTTGCAGTTCGGTGTTGACGAAGCCGCTGGTAGCCAGCCCAGACGTGTCTACGGGAGCGTTCGCATCCACGCGCCCGCTGGTGAACGCCAGCTGGTCGGTCTTGGCTTGGACGGCTGCGACCTGCCCGCTGGTGGCGAGTGCGGCCACAGATGGCGGAGCGGCGTAGACGAGGGTGGTGACGAAGTCCATGAACCGCTTGCCCGCACTACCGGCCGTGGTGAGCGCAGACGTAGCCCTGTCCCACACCGCAGCAGCGATGCTCGTGTTCCCGGCCGTTGACAGGGCGTACCCCGTCTTGTCCGAGTTGTTGAGGGTCTTGGCGTCCACCTGGTTCGCCGTGGAGAACGCCAGCTGGTCGGTCTTGGCTTTGATGGTGGCGTTGTGCCCACCGGATGCGTCTACGGCGGCCAGTATTGCGTCGCTCGTGGTCTGCGCGACGGCGCTCGCCAGCTTGGTCGAGTTGGAATCCATTTCCGCACGCACGTCGGCGGCAGAAGCGCCGGATCCTGCGTTGGTGGACGTGACGTACCCCGACGCAGACGTGAGCAGTTTGTTGGCCGGGGTCGTCAGTATCCCGGCGGCTACGGCAGAGACGGACGGCGGTGCGCCGAATCCCTCGATGGTGGCGGCGTGGACGTGGACGGCCGCGACGTCGGCCACCAGCGCGGGCAGGTCTGCCGGGAACGTCTCCGTGGCGACCTTCGCTGTGCCGTTGATGTCCCAGAGCACGGTGAGGCCCGCGAGCGTCGCGTCGGCGACCTGCACGCCGTACATGCCCGACGACGATTGCAGCTCGGTTATGCCCGTGGTCCGGCGGCTCTGCGCCACGCTCTTGTCCGGGCTGAGCAGCGTGTAGTAGACGCTCGCGCCCGTGTTCGCGGTCCCGAAGTTGGCGGTGATGAGCACGATGGCCTCCTAGACCAGTCGCTTGAGGACTTTGAGCATTCCGAGCTGGACGGTGGCGAGCTTCTTGATCGCCGTGTTGCATTGGGCCACGGTCGTGGAGTTGGTGTCGCGGACGCTGGTGAGCGTCGTGACAGCAGCCGCGTAGCTGTCCTTGAGGTCTTTGACCTCGGCTGCGGTGACGATAGGTACGACGGCCATGTGCTACTCCTCGCTCGGCGGTGTCGGCGGGACGTATGGCACCTCGGCCGGCGGCGTCCAGCCGTCCACGGTGTTGAGCGCCCCGGCGACGATGGTGTACTTGCCACGGTCCCACCAGCGCGACACGTCCACGCAGGTCGCGTTGTTCTCGGCCTCGTCGATCTCGATGGACAGCGCCGGGAGCTTGGCAGCGTCCACCTTCGCGTAGGCGTCGGCCCACACGACTCCGAGGATGGCGCTTCCGTTGTGGTAGATGCGCATGGTCTAGCTCCCGATGACGACGTAGCGGACGGTGTCGGTGTCGGTGAGGTCGCTGCTGGTGATCGTGAACTGCGTGGCCGAGCCGTTGACCACCTTGAGCGTGCGGTCGTTGAGGCTCGACGCCAGCAGCACCGTGTAGCTGGTAGCCGACGTGAAGCCTGCTGCCGCGCCGGTGAGCGTCACCTGCACCGTTCCTGCTGTGAGCGCTGCGCTGCCCTCCACGACGTGCAGCCCGCGCAGGGTGCCGGTGCTTCCATGTAGACCGCTGGTGCCCTGTACGTTGGCGGTGCAGTTGGCGAACACGGTGCCGGGTGCGTTTGACACGAGCGTCGTGCCCGGTCCCGCGATTCCGACCGTGCAGCGGAGGATGAAGCCGCCGATGCGCTGCTCGAACACCCCATCGGCGTTGACGAGTGCACCCTGCTCAAAGTTGTAGCCGCTGCTCCCGCAGATGGTCGAGTTGTCGCGGTGCTGGAATACGCTTCCTGGTCCGACCGTGACGCCGGGCAGCGTCGTGTAGGCTCCACCGTTGCGAAGCATCGACTGCTGGAAGGCGACAAACGACGGAGTGAATAGCAAGATGCCGTAGCGCGAGGCGGCGGTCCCGATGGTGGTGAGGCTGCTGTTCTGGATGGTGACGGCCATCGCTGACAGGCCCGCTCCGGTGCGCAGGCAGTTGGTCGCGTAGATGTTGCAGAACTGCACGGTCATGCCCGCTTCGCAGGACACCCCGATGCCGCCCGTGGCGTAGGTGTTGGAGAACTTGAGAAGGTTGAGCAGAAGCCCCGGCTGCTGCCAGCGCGAGCCGTACGTGGTTCCCGTGGTCGAGATGACCGTGTTGTGTGTCACGAACGCGAAGGTATCGTTTGCCGCCAGCCCGGTGACGGGGTTGCCGACCAGCGTAAGCGTGTCGGCGGTGTTGGACTGTACGACGCGATAGGTGTCGATCGATGGCGACGACCCGGCAACCTTCGTGAACTTCACGAGCTTTCCGACATGCTCGCCCTCACCCGTCGCGGACCATCCCGCACCTGTGACGGTGACGGTCCCCTGCGTCGGCGTCGCTGTGCTTGCTTGTACCTGCGAGGCGATGGTCTGCGTCGCGCCAAGAGTGACCGAGCCGCGGATCTCAATGGTGAAGCTGCCCGTGGGGGTCTTTCCACCAAGCGTCGGCGTCGTCTCGCTATACGTCCCGGCTTCGACGATGACGACGACGTTTCCGCCGAAGCTGCCGGGTATCTGCGAGAAGGCGTAGGCGAGCGTGAGGAACGCATCGGCTCCGCTGGCCCAACCGTGCGCCGTGTCGTTGGTGCCGGTGGTGCTGACGTACAGGGTCATGGCCGCGAAGGACTCCAGCGGCACCCAGGCCGTCGTGTAGCCGTAGAGCACGCTGCGGTCGGTGCGGTAGAACACGTCGCCCGCTACCGGCGAGGACGGGAACGCATCTCCCTTGGGGTAGACCTCGGCAGGGTCAGCCCCACCTAGCGGTGCCCACGACCGTACTCCCGCATCGTCAGACACCAGCGCGTAGCCAGATGTCTCGGGCGCGCCAAGCGCAGGCTCGGCTCCCACGTCTGCCGGTACGCTCGGGACGTACGTTGCTCCCATCATCGGCCTCCGTCTATCAGGCGGTGCGTGCGCGAGAAAGAGGCATCATGCGCGTGCAGGTCGGCCTCGAACGCGGCCTCGAAGTCGGTACGGCGCATGTACTCGCCACGGTCAGCTCCCTCGACGTACTGCCAGATCGGGACGGTACGGTCGGGCAGGACCGTGACTCCGCTCGCGTCCAGAGTGCGGACGATGATGGGCGTCGTAGTGGACAGCAGGCGAGGGGTGGACGCGGGCGCGGAAGAGGCGCACCCCGTGAGTAGGAGCACGAAGAAGAGCGCGGCAACTAGGCCCTTGGGGGTCAGACGGGACATGGGTCACCTCCTACGTCGGCGCAACGCGCGCGGGTGCGTGCGCTGTGTGGACGCACGGAGGCGGACTGGTCTCCCAAGCCGCCTCCGCAGACGGGTCAGTTGCGTCGCAGTCGGACTATGCGTCCGGATCCGGCTCGGGGTCCGGCTCGGGTGTGGCGAGCACACGCAGCGCAGGATCGGCACGGACCGCGTCGGCCTGCGCCTGCGTCAGCTCGTGCGTCTGCGGCTCGGCCGTCCACGTCACGCCGCCCCGGACACGCTGTCCGTTGGGGTGGTTCTGGTCGGCCAGACGGGCGGTGACGGGGAAGCGGCAGGAGGCGTGGTCCAGAGCGGACAGCACCTCGCCCTTCTCCTCACTCGTCACGGTGTGGTCTGCGAGCGCGGCCGACGTGGCCTTGCGGGCGGCTGCTCGAGCGGCTCGCTCCTCCGGTGTCATGCGTCTGCGTGCCATTGCTCCTCCTAGACTAGGACAGAGCCGTCCGGTAGACGGCTGCGGTGCGTGTGATGATGGTCATGGCGTCGGCCTGGGAGATGTCGATCCCCAGCGCGAGGTCCGCAACAGTGGTCGCCACGTTGTCCCACGTCCCGGGAGCGGCATAGCCCAGATCGGTCGTGTAGTAGGAATGCTCGATGTCGGGCCACCAGTTGTACCAGCGCCCGTCCGCATAGGTGTCGTCAGTGGCGCTGAGGATCTCGGTCCACACGACACCGTCCGAGGACTGGTACACCTTGAGGCTGGCGCCGGTCACCGTGAGCTTGAAGTAGTGGCCGTCGGCCTTGGCTATGGTGGCGGTATCCAGCTCCACTCCGTCGCCGTCGTCCACCCGTGACAACCGGCAGAGCGAGTAGTCCTCAGTGGTGCCGTTGTACGTCACGTCGAGCGAGTACCCGTTGTGCTGAGCGGCGTCGGCGGCCGACATGCGGGCGAAGGCCCAAGCGACGGCGTTGTTGTTCTGGCTGTCGAGTGAGGCGGTGTCGTGGAAGAGGAAGGTCAGCGAACCGTCTACCCCTTCGAGATTAGCGGCCTCCGGAGCGGTGGCCTTCACGATGGCGGCCGGAGCGATAGCGAGCGGAGAATCGACTTCCCACGCGTCGCTCTCGACCTCCGGGTCGGCGAGGATAGCGGCGGCTTGTTCATCCGTCACCGTCGCCACTTGCCATGCTCGCTGGATGTCCAGACCCCCAACGGCCCGGCGGCCGTTGGGGTGGTCCGGACGAGCAAGGCGTACGTGGACCGTGGTTGTCACTCAGACCACCTAGCCCGGGACGATGGTTCCGACAATCGCCTGCGGGAATCCCGCGGCGACGTCCCAGCGACCGTCCACGCCGTAGAATATCTCGCCGGTCTTGAAGAGGCTGGTGTCGTCTTCCTTGTACTCCGGCATCTTGCGGATGCCCCGGATGATCGGCGGCACCAGCGCGTCGGTGTCCACGAGGTACCAGTTGGTCGTATCGGTAAGCGACGGGAGAACGACGACCTTCAGCCCGGACAGGGCGTTGTAGTCCGACGTGGTGCCGATCTTGAAGGGCGACTTGACCAGAGCGTTGGCGACGTACTGCAAGGCGTTGGGAACGACGAGCGCCTTGGCGGACAGGCCGAGGTTACGGCCCTCGGAATCCGCGAAGCCAGCCATCATGCCCATGCCGGTCAGGACGTAGCCGTAGCCGGTCGCGTCGGCCGACAGCGCCCCGGTGCCGTTCTTGTTGTCGAACGCGGCGTACGCGCCGAATGCCGGGTGGCTATCGTCCACGAGCGGCTGGCCGTCGTAGCACGTCGAGTTGGCGTCGAGCACTCCAGAGGCCGCAGCGTCCAGCTCACGCAGCGCGCCGGCGGCCATGAGCCGGATCTGAGGACCGTACTGGCCCAGGGCATCGTCGTCGATGTCGTCCTGCTTCATGCCGATCGTGTGCTCGTAGTGCTTCGGGGTGATCGTGAACGACTTGGCGATCACGTCGCGCACCTGGCGCTCGCCGAGCCACTCACGCATCTTGCCGAGCGCGGCGACCCACGACAGGCTCATCGTGCCGGTCGTCATCGGCACGTCCAGGACGATGCCGGACAGGTCAGCGCGCGGCGAAGAGTCGAAGGTCTCCATCGCGATCGCGCGGAAAGCGGTCTGAGCCGTGGTGAGTGCGGCCTTGTTGATGATTCCCATGAGGTTTCAAGCCTCCTTTCGTGTTTGGGGCTACTTGACGTAGCCGTCGATGGCGACGCGGCACTTCGTGGCGGAGACGACCTCGCGGATGACTCCGCACGCCACGTCGTTGCTGGTGGTTGCGGCCACGTCCACGGTGTCCTCACCGTTGACGTAGACGACCGTCCCGATGCTGGCAGCCCCAAGGCTCCCGGCTCCGAAGGTGAACTCGAAGGTCCCCTTCGTGTAGATGTCGATGACCGTGTCGGCGGCCAGCGCGTCACGGACGGCGACTCCGCCGAACGTGGTGGACGCGGTGTCGGCGCCCGGCTGGACCTTGCCGTCTGAGGTGAGACGGTTCAGCAGCGAGCCGCCGTAGATGGCGGTCGCGGCCTTCTTCGGGCTCGAAGCGATCACGCCGTTGTCGATGCTGCGCTTGGCCTCTCGGCCTGCGGTGAGCGTCATGTCTAGTCCTCCTTCGAGTTGTCGGCCTCGGCCTTGGCGACCTTGGCGGCGAGCATGAAGTCTTCCGAGACGCCCTGCTGCTTGGCAAAGGCGATCTCGGCATCGGTCAGGGTGATCGTGCCGGCGGTGTTGGCCAGCGCGGTGCCGGGGTCTTCCGTCGCGATCGGCACGAACTCGACGACTGAAGCGAACGCGAGGATGGCGTCGGGCATCTCGACGGGCTCGGCGCCCTCGGACAGCACGATGGCATCGGGAGTCTCGGTCGTGAGGATGGCGGCCAGCGCATGGCGGGCGGGCTCGGTCATCCCCTTGGCCGACAGGGCGTCCAGCGCGGCGGTGACCTTCTCGTTGCGGATCGTGGCCTTCAGCTCGGCCAGCTCGACGGCCTCGGGAGTCGGGGTAGTGGGCTTGTCGTCACTCATCTTGGTGCCTCCTTTCAGGAGCTTGCTCAGCTTCGAGCGCGTCTCGGCGGCAAGAGTGCGCATCGCACGGACGCCGGGGGCGCCTCGCACGATGTCGTCGGCCTTGCCCATGAGGGCGTCGAAAGCGTCCAATATCTCTGCTACGGGGTCGCTTACCCCGGAGTCAGCGGTGGAGTCGGCCAGCTCTGCGGGAGCGAGCGGGTCGGTCTGCGGCGTGACTTCGGCGGGGGCGGGCGCTACTTCCGGCCCGTCCTCGCCGTCGTTGGCGCGCGTCACCGCCGCCTCGATAGCCGCGGCGATGGCCTCGGGAAGATCGGCGGAAAGCTCGGCGATGCGGGCGCGCAGGGCGTCCCCGGCCAGGCCGTCCGCGATGGCCTGGCGCAGCAGCTCGTCCATCGCGGCGAACGCGGGCCACGAGCCCCACTGCGCCGCCCACAGGTCGGCGGGCGCGGGCTCGGCGTCCTGTTCGGCTATGCGCTCCTCCACGGCGTCCACGACCTCGCCGAACTTGATGCCGTCGGCGAGCGTGACCATGTCCGAGAACTCGACGGACAGCGGCTCGGAGTCCACCGGAGGCACGACCATCACCGGGTCGTTCGTGAGCGACACGGCGCGGAGAACGTTCGCGAACACCCTGCCGGTGGCAGGCTGCGTGTATCGCCCGTAGGCGGCCGAGACGTACCGGTACTCGCCCTCGGCCAGCGACTTGGCCCCTCCGGGCGTCCAGTTGACGCGCATAACGACGGCTGGGGTCTCGTCTCCCGTGACCGGGTCGGCAAACGTCCCGATGCCAAGGCCGGTGATCCAACCGGCGGCCTCTCCGAACTCGTGGTCAATGTCCACGCGGATGTCTCGGCCGAGGACCTGGCCGCTGAAGTTGGCGATCAGCTCGTCGGCGACCTTGCGTGACAAGTCGAGGTCGCCGTACTTGTCGGTGTGCCACTTGCCGATCGGGAGAATGACCACGTCACTCGTGGCGGTCGCCCCCGACGCGAGTGTGGTCTGAAGCAGTTTCAGCATGTCGTCTCCTTGCCGATGAGTTCTGACGGGGTGAGCCGCCCTGCGATGACTTCACGCCACACGCGGCGGCGGCTCTGTCGGGACAACCCGGCGACGTTCAGCGCGGCGTCCAACGCGTCCAGGTCACGGTGGACCCGGGCGATGCGACGGGCGAGGCGTCGCCTTCTGAGCCAGTTCACTTACGTCACCCCTTCGCGTAGACGATGAGTTCCGCGCAGCGACAGCCCGCGTACAGCGCGCCCTCGCAGTCAGGATTCGGGGCTTGCCCCATGTCCTCTGGGCCGTACTCGTCGCCGTCGCGGTCCTCACACACGCCGCACACGCCGGAGTCCATGATCGCGGTGTAGACGACCGTCTCGATCTGGTCGGCAGTCTCCTCAGCGGCGATGCGTCGACCCATGCCGTTGGCTTCGCGTGCGTCGTCTCGGGCCATACTCGCCAGCAGTTCGGTGGCCTTGGCGGTGACGAACGCCTCCAGCTTGTCGGCGTCGTAGACCTCTCGGCCGATCTGCGCGAGCGCCATCTTCTGCGCCGCCGCGATCGCTTCGTTAGTGAGGCTCTCGGCCTGGGCGGAGGACTTGGCGGCGATGAACCGCGCGAGGAGCTTGGGCGTGAGCCGAGGCGGCAGGGCCAGCTTGCTCCCGGTCTGCCTGCGGTACTCGTCGAACACCTGGCGCTTTCCGGTGTCTATGGCCGAGCCGGTCGCGGCCTTGAGCGACTTTGCAAGGTCGGAGGCGTCGGGCTTTGGAAGCGCGCTCGCCTTTGCAAGGTCGCGTGCCTTCACCGCGGCGATGGCCGAGGACACGACCTCGCGTACCAAGGCCTTGAGCGGCGGGGCCCCGGCCTCCGCGATGGCGACCTCGGAGTCGTTCACGTCGCGAGCTACGCGCTCGATGTCACCGAACTCCAGCTCGATAGGCGTCAGCTCGCGCCAGAACTTGAGCGGGCCTACCGCGTCGACGGCGGCCGTGGCGAGCCGAAGGTCGGCCGTGCGGCCCGAGCGGTTGAGCGGGATGGCGTATGCCCCGTCGTCCTCACCCACAAGGCCCAGCGGACTGCTGACGTATCCACCGCACTCCCGGCACATCAGCGCACCCCCGTCATGGATCGACCTCAATGACTCGGCCGTCGGCGGTGGTCACCTGCGCCCCCGGCCAGTGGTCACCAGGGGCATCGGAATAGCAGTCCGGAGGAGATGGATAGTCCAACGCAATCGGGCCGACTGCGAACCCTTCCTCGGCGGCACCGCCGGGAACCAGAAGGCTCATCTCCTGGGCGGACTTCTCCGTGCTCCCGACGCCGATGATGCCCAGCCCTTTGTCGTTCTGCCAGAGAGCCAGCCAGACATTCATCAGCGCACCGCCAGTGACAGTCGGGCGGCCTGAAGTTCGTCTGCCAGACGCATGGCGGCGTCGCGGTTCTCAGCCATCGTGGAGTCGGGCGTGCCTTCGGTCTGCGCGCTCTCGCCGGTCCGTGTGGGAACGCCGATGCGCTCGGCTATCGAGTCGCCGTCGACGTCCACGCTCCCGGCCTTCACCAGTTCGGTGAACAGCGAGCCGAGGTAGAGCTTGTCCTCGTCAGACATCCCGGGGGTGACGATGCGCGGGATGGCAACGTCGCCGAACGTGTAGCGGATCAGCCGAGGCACGATCTGCGCGTTGACGGCGTCGATGATCTCGGAGAACGTCCCTTGCACACCGAGCAGCCAGACGTCCTTGTGCGTGTCGGACAAGGCGTTGCTCCCGCCGTCGCCGTTGAGCACCTTCTCGGGAGTCAGCAGGCCGAGCATCATGCGCATCTCCAGCGCCTTGGCACCCGCGAGGAAAGCGCCGGCGGTCTGCGCGCGCTGCGCGTCCTCCACCAGCGAGACGGCCCAGGAGGCTTCGCCATCCATCGACGACTGCGTCCACATGCTCGTCGCATCGCTCTGGAAGCCCGCGGCGATCGCGCGTGCCGTGTTGGCGTTCGCGACGCCATCGCTGTTCTCGCCGGGGGGAAACTCGACGTGAACGGCAGGAGTGGTCCTGCGCGCCATGAAGCGCATGAACAGCGAGTGCAGGATCCGGTGGGCGTACCAGGCGTCGTAGACGGAGAGCAGCCGCCCTTCGCCCCAGTAGTTGCCGAAGCGCATCCCGCTTGAGAAGTGGAAGCATCGCTCGGCTTCGAGGTGCAGGTACGGGTAGGTCAGGCCGAGCCCGTTGAAGTCCTCAAGGCCGTTGACGTAGATGGACACCAGCGACGCGGGGTCGATGTCCTTGACCTTGGACAGCGTCCAGCCGGTGACCGTGTTCTCGACAACAGCGCCCGCGTCGTCCGCCGTCTTCACGCTCGTGTCGGTGCGCTGGTAGACGGTCTCGAAAGGCGCGCAGCCCTCGTAGACTCCGGTGCGCGCGCATCCCTTGATGATGGACCCCCACACGGGCTCTATCGCCGCGCGGATGAACTCGGCGTGCAGCGCATCGGGACCGTCCACGTCCCACGGCGCGAACCTGAGCGCCAGCTCGGAGAGCGCGGAGCACGCCTTGATCGTGGGGTCGAGCATCATCTTCCGCATGACCGTGAAGCTGATTCCGCTCGGGCGGTACGTCCCGATGTTGGCTTCCAGGTCGCCGATGTAGCTCGACGCGATAGACCCGCTGCCGTGCCCGGCGATGTCGCCTTCGGGCGGAGTCTCGACGCCTGCGAAGGCACGGTAAGCGCTACCGAGTCGGGTCGCTATCGTCACGTGGTGCCTCCGATGTCCAGACCGCCGCCGAATCCCGCGGACGATGCGCCGCCCGCGTTGTTGGCGAAGTCGTTCACGAGTTGCGAGAGCGCGTCGGTGAAGTCGTCATGCTCGGCGAACGGGAAGCTCACCAGCTCTTCGATGCAGTCCGCCATCCAACCAGCCTCACGCGGGTGCGGCAGGAACACGTTGCCCGCCTCGATCATGGGAGTGGCAGCAGCCAGCCGGGCTTCCTTGCTCCCGCGCGGCGGCAGGGCGATGATGCCCGGCACGGTGCCCGCGAGCCTGCGTGCGACCTCTGAGCCGTTGGCCGCCTTCTCGATGACCTTGCGGGTAGCCCGGCAGTTGCGAGCGGTGAGCGTGTGCAGAGCGGCGATGCACCCCGGCAGGCCGAGGCGTTCACGGATGCCGTCGAGCACGTAGACGTTGGCGCCTGCCCTGGCTCCCACGAGCCCCACGGTGTAGTCGTCTCGCGCCTCTCCCCACAGCCCCATGTCCCAGCTCTGACGATGGCCGGTCAGTGACTCGGGAAGCTCGACGACGTCAGGAGGATCGTCGGCTCGGCGTCGAAGCGTCCAGTAGCGCAACCATTCGCGCTTGACCATGCCGCCTTCAGCGGGAGTCGGCCGCTGTTGGTACTGCCCGGCGAAGCCGTAGCTCCCCAGTCGGCGTTTGACGCGCTCGATCTGCGCGGTGTCCTCGCGGGCTTCCCATAGCAGCTCGCCCGTCTTGCGGGTGACCACGCGTCCGCTCCGAGGGAAGACGACGGTCTCGTCGACCTCGGCGATGGCCGGCACGCGCACGTGGATCCATCCGCCCTCGTCGAGCACGTGGCCCGTGAGGTCGGACTGGTGCAGGCGCTGCATGATGAGGACGAATGCCCCGGTGGACTTGTCGTTGAGCCGCGTCGAGAGCGTCTCGTCGAAGAAGCGGTTGGCGGATAGGCGCTTGGCCTCCGAGTGAGCATCCTGCGGGTTCTGCGGATCGTCGATGACGACGCGATCGCCGCCCTGGCCGGTGGCGCTACCCCCGGTGGAGGTCGCCATCATGTGACCCCGGCGGTCGTTCTCGTAGTAGGTCTTCACGTTCTGGTCACTCGTGAGCGTGAACGACTTGCCGTAGCCGCCCTGGTACCAGTCGGACTCGACGATGCGACGCCTGGCCAGCGAGTGCGTGGTCGAGAGGTTGGCGCTGTAGCTTGAGAACAGGTAGCGCATCCCGGGGCGGTCTATCCACTCCCACACCGGCCACATGACGGTGACGATCAGCGACTTCATGTAGCGCGGGGGGATGTTGACCACCATCGCGTGAACGGGTTCGGCCGCCGTCCCCATCGCTTCGCAGCACTCGGGGCACGGGGCCTCGCCGTAGGTGATGCACTCTAGCCATTCGCAGAGGTAGGCGATGTGCCAGTTGTCTACGAAGGCTCCGTGAGGTTCGACGATGCGCCACGCAGCTCGGACGAAGTCGTAGAGGCCCCCGCGGGCTCGCGCGTACTCATCGGACCTCGCGGCCTCGTTGCGCTCAGCCTTCAGCTCCATCTGACGCTGCTTGAGGGCGAGCGTCGCAGAGGAGTTCGTATTCGGAGTCGAGCGCGGAGATCTCGGCTTCGATCTCGTTGAGCGTGCGGTGCCGGACATCTATCGGCCCTCCGTTCGCCCCCGTGTGCTCGACGCGGTTGACGTGCTTCCACCGCTCGGGGCGCCGGTTGCAGAGCCAGAAGATGCAGGCGGTCGTGTCGGCTGCGTGGTACTCGATGACCTCGCGACCGGCGATGAACGTCCGGCTCTTGACGGACTCGCCGAGAGCGCGCTTGTAGAGCGACTGCTCAACCTCGTCGTCCGGTTCGACCTTGGCCGCTTTTATGGCTTCCGAGAACTCGATGTGCTCTGCCTGCCACTTCGAGAACGTAGACATCGCGATACCGAGTTCGTCGGCGATCTCAGGGCCGATGAGCCCTAGCGCGGCGAGAGCTGCAGCAGCGATCGGGTGCGCCTTGGCGTCGTACTTCGTCGGCCGGCCACCCGCGTGCTTCCGCTTTGGTGCGACCTGCGAACTTTCCGCACCCTCACGCTTGGCGACGATGGCCTCGACCATCGCTTCGGGAGTCTCCACACGATCACCTCCTGGGAACGTCGGGGGGGGGGGGGCCCCCCCCCCCCCCCCCCCCCCCCCCCCAGCCAGGGCGGCGGGGGCGG